GACCCTGGGTTCGAGTACACACCAGGCCGCTCGCGCTTCCATTCGGCGATGCCGCCCGAAATGCCCGCGCCGACGGTGCCCGGTGTACCGAACCGACGTGCGCCTGGTGATCTGCCGCTTCCTCGCGCGGTAGGCGCCGCGCGTCTTCTGGCCCCTGGGCTGAGCGAAGCCGAGTATGCGCAGGCTTTCCTGGCGGAGTTCGGGGCTACGCTCGATGCGCCTGTGGTGTTCCGCGACGCCGTCGGCGAAGCCCTGGTAATCGGCGCCGATCTGTTCGCGGACTCCGCAGGCGATCTGCAGGTCAGTGGCCAGGGACGCGCCCGCTACCTTCGTCTGCTCGCGGACGCGATCCGGCAACCGGACGAAATCTGGGTCCGGCTCGAATGGCTCGCGTCATCGAACAAGGCCAGCGTGCGCCGCCGCTACGTGACGCGCTTTCAGATCGACGACGGCACCGCGCCGGTGCTGGCCGTGTTCGAGCGCGGGGCAGACGGCTGGTGGGGCGTCACGCTCCACCAGGACGAAAGCCTGGACGCGGAAGCCTGGCGGGTCGGCGTCCGCCTCTACCGGCGCGGACAGCAGTAAGCGCCACGACCGAGGACCACCGAATGACCGCGCGAGTCGAGATCACCAAGAACACCGTCAGTCCCGCCCTGGGCCGCCTTCTGGACACCCTCGAAGGCAACGGCCGCGACTTGATGCTTCGGGACATGGGCGAGTACCTGATGGGGTCCACCGCCGCGCGCGCCGCGCGCCAGGTCACGCCTGCAGGCGAAGCCTGGCCAGCGCTTTCGCCCAGGTACAAGCGGCGGAAGGACAAGCTGCGACCTGGCGTGCCGATGCTGAAGTACGACAACCACATGCTGGGCGACGGGCTGAGCTACCAGGTACCGCCCGGCGAGGGCGCCCTCTACCACGGCACCAGCGTGCGCTACGGCGCCGCCCAGCACTTCGGGAATGGCGGCATCAAACCCCGCAACTGGCTGGGTCTGTCCGAGGAGGACGCCACCGAGCTGGTGGCCATCGCCCAGGACCACATCGGCCGGGCGGTGGAGGGCTGACCCCGGCCCGCCAGAAACCGCCCCAGAGCGCCGCACAGGCCCTCTGGGACGCCCGGACGTAGCCCCTACCCCCTCTTCGGGCCGCACGGGGCGATTTAAACGCCTTTCAAACGCCATCCAGGCCGGGGTCGATCCCTGCCGATGGACAGGGAGCCGCCTTCGGGGGTAGGTTGGCCCCAGTTTCCCCCCCAGCCCTTCCCAGGGCGCAAGCACTGACAGGCGTCAGTGCCAGCCGTTGATGGCCCCCGGTCAATCTGGCCGGGATGACCACCAAGCCCGCCAAGACCGGTTCTCAGCCTGGAGCGATCCACGGCCTCGCCGCCGCCATCGCCCTGGCCGCCTGCGCGTTCACCGTGCCGGCCCTGGCCGCAGACAGCAACGTCATCGAAATCCAGCTGACCCCGTCGGGCGACTTCAAGCCCAGCGACGGCCGCAAGCTGGACGTGCCCGCCTGGCGCATCGACCAGGACATCGCCACCCGCGTCATCGAGCGCTTCAAGGCGCGCGTCAATCCGCCGGTTGTCGATTACGAGCACCAGACTCTCCACAAAGAGACCAACGGGCAGCCGGCGCCGGCGGCGGCCTGGATGCGTGCGCTGCAATGGCGCGAAGGTTCCGGCCTGTGGGCGACGGTCGAGCTGACCGCGCGCGCCGCCGATCTGATCCGCAGCGGCGAGTACAAGTTCGTCTCGCCGGTGTTCGCCTTCGATGGCGACACCGGCGAGGTGCTGGCCATCCACATGGCCGCCTTCACCAACGATCCCGCCATCGATGGCATGGAACCGCTCGCCATGCGCGCGGCCGCCTCGTTCGGCTACGCCTCCCCTCCAGACCACCAGGACAAGACCATGAACAAGCTCCTCGCGGCGCTGTGTGCGCTGCTCGGCCTCGACGCCGCCAAGACCACCGAAGACGAAGCGGTGGCCGCATGCAACGCGCTGCGCCCGCAGCTCGATGCGCTGCAGAAGATCGGCAAGGAGGTCGGCGTCGAAGACGTGGGCGACGGCACCGCCGTGCTGGCCGCCTGCACCACCATCAAGGCCAAGGCCGCCAGCGGCGGTGCGCCCGACCCCGCCAAGTTCGTCGCCGTCGGCGTCGTCGAGCAGCTGAAGGGCGAGCTGGCTGCGCTGTCCGCCAAGCAGACCGAGCGCGAGGTCGGCGAGCTGGTCGAATCCGGCCTCGCCGATGGCCGTCTCCTGCTCGCGCAGAAGGACTGGGCCACCGACCTGGGCAAGAAGGACATCGCCGCGCTGACTTCCTACCTGAAGAACACGCCGCCCATTGGCGGCCTGCGCAACTCGCAGACCGGCGGTAGCGCGCCGAGCGGCGGCGTGGACGAGAACGGCCTGAGCCAGGCCGAGCTGGCGGTCTGCAGCGCCACCGGCGTCTCCCCGAAGGACTTCGCGGCCGCCAAGCCGAAGTCTGCCTGATCACCGCCACTCACTAACGCAAGGAACCTGCTCCCATGACCGCAGCTACCGAAGGTCGCAACACCAAGCGGCGCACTGGCGACAAGCTGAGTGTCGTCCCCAACTCCGGCGCCACGCTGTACGCCGGCACCCTGGTCACCCTGCTGACCGCGACCGGCCTGGCCGTCGCAGCTGGCACCGCCTCGGCCGGCCCGGCCGTCGGCGTCGCCACCGAGACGATCACCGGCGATGGCGTCAAGGCCACCGATGTCGAGCGCGGCATCTTCCAGTTCGCCAACAGCACCTCCACCGATCTGATCGCCAAGGCGGACATCGGCGCGACCTGCTACGTGGTGGACAACCAGACCGTGGCCAAGACCGACAACAGCGCGGCTCGCAAGGCCGCGGGCAAGATCATCGACGTGGACGCCGGTGGCGTCTGGGTCGAGGTCGGCTGATCCCTTCAACCCCTCGACACAGGACTCACCTCCATGTTCATCAACAAAGCAAATCTGAGCACGCTCTTCGTGGCCTTCAAGGCGGCGTTCGCCGCAGGCTTCGCGGGCCTGACTCCCATCTACGGTCGCGTCGCCATGACCGTGCCCTCCAGCACCGGCTCCGAGGAGTATGGCTGGCTGGGCCAGTTCCCCAACATGCGCGAGTGGATCGGCGACCGCGTCGTCAACGGCGTGCTGGCCCACGGCTACACGATCAAGAACAAGCCGTTCGAGCTGACCGTCGGCGTGCCGCGCGCAGCCATCGAAGACGACCAGTACGGTGTGTTCTCCCCGCTGATGACCGAAATGGGTCGCTCCGCTGCGGAGAACCCGGACAAGCTGGTCTTCAACCTGATCAAGAATGGCGCCAGCACCCTGTGCTACGACGGCCAGAACTTCTTCGACACCGATCACCCGGTCAGCGACGAAGCGGGCGCCCAGCAGAGCCAGGCGAACTGGGACAACAACAGCGGCTCCGGCACTGCCTGGTACCTGCTGGACACCAGCCGCGCCATCAAGCCGGTGATCTTCCAGGACCGCAAGGCGCCGAACTTCGTGGCCAAGACCTCGGAGACCGACGACAACGTGTTCGACCGTGCCGAGTACGTCTACGGCGTGGATAGCCGCTGCAACGTCGGCTTCGGCCTGTGGCAGCTCGCCTACGGCAGCCGCAAGACGCTGGACGAAGCGGGCCTGATCGCCGCGTACACCGCGATGACCGAGCGCAAGGGCGATGGTGGCCGTCCGCTGGGCGTCAAGCCGACCGTGCTGCTGGTGCCGCCGTCGCTGGAATGGGCCGCACGCAAGCTGGTCAATGCGACCACGCTGGCCAACGGCGCGGACAACGTCATGAAGGGCGTGGTGTCCGTCGAGGTCTCGCCGTTCCTGGCGTAACCCCCTGTAAACCCGGCCAGCTGCGAAAGCGCTGCGTTTACTGCGGCACCCGATCCGGGAAGGGGCCGCCCCCAGAGGCCACGGGGAGATTGGTGCGGAACGTCGGTCCACTAAGCAGGCCACAAACCCAGACGTGACAGCCGGAGAGACGGCACCCGACAACCCAACGTGCGCAGCAATCGCTGGAACACCAGCCCCGGCGGGAGTGCCCGCCGGGGCGCACGCCAACAAGGACCGAGCATGTCCAAGATCATCGTGAAGTCCAAGTCCGAGCGCGGTTTCCG